TGGGCGCTTCGTTGAACGCTTCCAGCGCTTCGATAAGCTCAGAGGCGTAGTACGTAACCTTCTCAGCGTCTCGCTCCGGGTCGCCCTTGTGCCGTAGTCTGCAGGTGTACTTGAGCAGGTTCCCTCGGATATACCCAAGGTATTCCTCAGGGGTGAGCTTAGCTTTGATGATATCGAGCGTCTCGATACCGCCTACGTCGTAGTACGATGCTTTTGGGTCTTTGCTCATCGGCATAAATACCTCGTGCCTAGCACTGTGCTCGGAGGAACAGGCCAGTCTATATTACGGACACCATAATCTTCTTTGGCAGAAGGGGCGAACTTTCTCGGCGCTTTAGTCGCAGCTTTCTCTCTTGGCCACCCGTTAGCTACTCTCCAAAAATAGGTAGACCTGGGGATATTGTTTTCTTCCATCAGATCTAGGATGCACTGTGGCGTTTCACCTTCGTTATCGATTAGCATGTTTTGTTCTCCTTAAAATATAGCCTATCCTTGTGCTCTTGCTTCTTCCCTCTGTTGAAGAAAGCTACAGGGCGGTGGTAGCCCATTACGCGTGTGTAAACCTCACAGGGGGTACGTTCGGAATCTTTTAGCTCAGTCATTTTTTCACCTGTTCAGGTTTTCAGCAGGTCAGTAAGCGGGCTCAGTTGAGCCCCGTAGGAATTCACCGGGCATCCACCCATCGGAAAGCTCGCCAGGGTCTAGCTCACCCATCGCGTCGTAGCATTCGGGGTGCATCCAATCGCTTTGCGGCCCATCCACAAAGATATAGGATCTCGCCCATATGCCCGGCGTGCCTTTGGGTATCAGTTCGTTACACCACCCGCATCGGTGAAGTTTCCGCGTTGTCACTTGGTGCGAAGCTGTTAAACTTACGTAGTACATATAGCTAACCCTTAGCTCTTCTTCTCCCGTTTGGGTTTCCAGCCGGTCTTCCGCATAGCCCCGTAAATATAGGCATCGGCGCGTTCGCCTTTGATGCCCTTCTTCTTTGCGGAGCGCTTAAGCGCTTGTTCAAGTTTCTTTGGCATTTCTCACAAGCTCCAGAATTTTAGCCCCTTGCGCGGGCTGCAGGTTGGCGAAATTGCCCACGAGTGCTTCTCGCAGGCGTGGGTGAGACATCATATCGATAGATAAGCAACGGGTCTGCCCAGCGCTCGATGCGCCTGAGACGCCCTTATAGAGCACTTTGCGAATGTCAGGAATCACCGTGACACCCATTTCTTCTAACTCAGAGATTGTAGAGCCAGCTTCAAGACCCCGCTTTCGCAGCCACTGACGGAACTCCGACTTGTTGATAAAGACGGTGCCCGCTGCGACAAGCTTTCTATCGTCAATCAGCAGTTCGGTGCGCGCGAGCGCGTTAAGTGGGATAGGCATGATAACGGTTGACTGCCCCCCGACCTTTTCGTGGCAATGGACGATGCGGTTCTGCACATCGTTAAGAAAATGCCCAAGCTTGTCAATGCCATCAAGTTTAGCCTCATCTCTTGTCTTTCTACGCGAAAGCACTTCTTGCAATACCGCTTTTACCCCCTTTAAGTAGTCGTATTTTATAAGACCTAGCTCTTTAAGGATCTTACCTCCGCAGTAGACGATCTTAACAGCAACTTCATAGAAGCGCTCTTCTCCTAAGAACATAAAATCGAACATATTGTCAAACTCGTTCGACCCCTTAGTATAGACCGCAACTGGCCCGCCTCTCGCAATTACCTCCGATATAAACTTAGGCCCAGCGTGGCCGAAGTTGTCTAGTATGGTCTCGTCAAAGTATTTGCCGATTTTAGACCCTCCTTCGTTAAGCTGGGGTATTCTAGGGAAGGTCAGTTGCAGAACACGTAGCTGCTCTGCGCTTGCTACTGATAGCTGGGTCGTTAGCTCATTTAGGTCTTTATTAGACGAGGAGACTATTGGCATATGCCACTCTACAGCTTCTCTAAAGCCATCAGCTGAAGAGGTTACTCGACTACGCTCACGCCCATCCTGTAACGACATTATGAGCTTGCGTATATTATCGTCGTCTATGGTCGTCAGCTCGTCTATGTACCCAGCTTCATTCCCCAGTGTACCGAAGTACTTATACATAGATAGGGGTGTGTCGCCGGGACGGCGCATGAGCTTGTCGGGGTCTCCCCAGGCGGATAAGCCGAATTTACCTGTTAAAGATTTTCCTACGCCTGAATTAGTTTGTGGTGAGTGCATGTTTACAAGCATGCCTGGTAACTTCTGCCCGGCAAACAAAGGAGCTGATAGGCCGAGTGTAGCTACGAAGTTGTGAAACTCCATACCAGGTATACTAAACATAGCAGTTGCCTTAACCCAAGCGCTAAGGCTGCCTTGTGTTGCTAAGTGGGCTGTAAAGTCTTTTGCCGCCCCCCGAAGGTGCACGGTTACATCTTTATCGTTACCTATTAGCCTATTCCCGAGTAAAAACGTGCCATCTTTTTGCCAACCAAAGTGGCTATAGCTGTTGTGCGCCATTGCAGCGGCTTGTAGTTTTCTTAGGTATGTCATTAGATAACGCCTCATCGGCTCAATGTCTTCTCTTATATACACCTGGTGGTTAGCAAGTTCTTTGCGTAAATCATTTCCACCAGCAGCGATAACAGCAGAGTCTATTGAGATCTCTTTCTCGCCCTCTATCGGAAAGGCGACGATTATCTTAGCCTCATTTGTACTCCTATCCATATCAGTAACCCGAGACTCCACCCATAACTTATATGGAGATACCAAAGTCTCTTCGTCAAGTCTCGGGTTTATGTGATAAATGCAATCGCCTTTGATTTTGTACCCTGGTGGAAGAGGGCGCTCTTCTATGACCCCTGTCTCTTGGTTTTCTGTCTGGATTGCTGTTACTCCCCCAGTAAGCTGCGCCGGGGAAGCAATGCGCCCTTTAAACTGGCAGGTGGCACAACCCTGCTCACACAGCTTCTCGAAGGTACTGCAGACCGTTGGGCCAGTTCCGTTCCAGCCGTCGAGCTTTTCTAAGCAGGCGTCTTCGTCGTAGCCCGGATGGCCCTTCGATAGCTCGATAGCGGCTGCTTCTGAGTCTTCACAGTAATAGGCAATGCCGAGAGAGGCACGCCATAGCGGCTCGCTCACCGGAGCGCCTGCTGCATCTGTCGCTCCATGAGACGCAAGTATCGCCTGCAGCTGGCGGCAGCGCTGCAGATCCTGTAGAGAGATAGAGGTGTTTCCCTCCTGCCAAGAGGCAAGGATGGCGTCTTGTGCCTTTTCCCGAGTCTTCGTTTTCTTAGGCGCAGCTTGGCGCACATACGGTTTAAGCTTTAGAGCCAAGTCCTTTACGTGTACCGCTGGCTGATCCTTAAGTACTTTTACTTCTTTCCAGTTGCTATCGTCTTTTTTATGGTGCGTCTCAATAGGACGCAAGACCATCGTCGGGTCCTCTATCTTCGACGGGTCGTATTTTACGCCTTGCGTATCCAGCGCAACGCGAAGAGCCTTGGAGAGAGGCACCCAGATCGCAGCGCTAATTGTTTCTTCGAAGGCCCACCAGCAATGTATGCCATCTCCAGATAAGACGACCATAGGCAAAGGAAGCTCAAGACTCTTGCAGGCTTTTACAAGATCAATAAGAGCTTCTTTCTGCGAGCTGTACTTTTTATGATTGCTGGGGTCTACATCGAGATCGCAAGCGAGGGACTTGAAGCGGGTAGCCTGATGCCCTTTGCGCTGGATGTAGTTTCGCCCCGTCTTTGGATGGGGTCCTACATTATTAGTAAACGCACCAAGTGCTATATAAACGCTTAGCCCAGGGTCACGGTCATGTGCCTTTATTGCGTGTATAAGGCTATCTATGTTTTCATGGTTTTCATTCCATGTACCTCTCTTGTTGCCTTTCCGTAGTAGCCATAGTACGTAGTTATCTTCTTTTGCTAGTACTTTCTCAAGGAACTCTTTTAGGTGCATTTTCCTCGTGCCTCCTTTTAACTTCCATGCGCAGGCGAGCCCAGGGGCGAGCTAGCGCCCCCAGGTGGTTGTTACCGCTTAATTGTCCTACTCAGCCAGTACTTTTGCCAGCTCGTCTTCCAAAGACGAGGAAGCCTCCTGCACGTCTTCGTCTTCGTCATCGAAGGAAAACTCTTCCTGCTCCTCCTCGGGCTCAGGCTCCGGCTCCGGCTTCGGCTCAGGCTTCGGCTCAGGCTTCGGGGCAGCCTTCTTCACAGCGGCCTTCTTGCGCGGGGGAGCCTCTTCCGTCTTCGTAGGAGCGGGCAATGCCTCAGCTTGTGCGGGAGCAGCGAGTGCGGGCTGATCGCCACTGCGCGTGCAGTAGTCGATCTCCTCCTTCTTGCTACCGACGATCCGCTCGACGCCTACAAGCGCCTTCTCACCCAGCCAGCCGCCGCGCTCGAAGGTGACGAGGGGGTAAGACGCCTTGTCGTCGAAGCCGAGCCTAGTGACCATCTCGTGCGGCAGAAGGCCGAAGCTCTGCAGCTCGTTGGCGTAAGCCCGCAGGCCCTTCATGGCGGTAACACTGACACTCAGCTGGTAGACCTTGTTCGGGTCAGACGCCGGTACAACGGCGAGGTAGCGCACATCGGCGCACTTCTTCGTCATCTTGCCGTTTTCAGTGATGGCTGAGCCAAGCACGTTGTTCGGGCAGTTGGCGCAGGACTCGCATTCCGGCTCGGCGACATCCGCATCGGGGGTTTTCCCGTCAGCGGAGCGGCAATCCGGAGGAGCGGACATCTCTGGATTCCACTTACCGCCGTAGTAGACCTTCGAAACGTTAGTGTTGCTACCGACAATAACGACATCGAGATTCCTCCCCACGGGGGTCTCGACTGAGCCTTGCACCAGGCGAAACTGCACGCCGCGAATCGAGATACGCGGAGGCCCAGCTGTACTTGTGAGTGCCTCGAGAATTGACGAGTGTTCTCCTGACTGCTTCCTTGCGGCTATGCGCTTGGCGATATGGTCAGGTACTTGTAGGTTCAATCTATCTTCAGCCATTTGTGTATCCTCTTATTTGAGGGTTATGTTTAAGGCGTCTGCGATGGCAAAGCAGTTGCCTTGTTTGATGCAGGGCATCATCGAGTGCGTTGTGGCGCGGGCCTTTCTGTTTGGTCAGAGTGCATGGCTTTATACCACTCATCGTACTGCGCTTTTTGCGGGCACCAGTCCATATGTGGATTGCTTTCTGGCCTACCATTCATCTTGTAAGCATTACCTCCGCAGGTGCAGTAATGATCAAAATATATTAGCTTCTCTGCCTCTTCTTTGGTCATATCATTTATCTCCACGGCGAATAACGAGAACTTGCACCGCGCCAAACTCCACTCCGGGAGGCGGCTCCCCAAGATCTGCAACGTACTCCTTTATCGCCTTCTTGCTCGCCCTCTTCTCCATGAGGTCGAAGCGATCTTCCTGCTGCACATACTGAAAGAACGCCTCCTGGTTCTTCACCGAGCAATTATGGTGCGTGCTGAAATAGGCAGTGCCGTATGGAGTTTGTGCGTTTTTTAGCCCCTCTTCGACCAGCGCCCTAGCGACGAGGCTTACGATCTTGTACTTCTTATTGAGAAGCGGCGCTTTTGCTTCCTTTAGCTGCGCCTCAAGCTTCGCAATCTCATCGTCAATCGCATTGTATGCTTCGATTGCTTTTTCGTAGTTCATCTCCTTATTCCCCTTGACCGTGCCGCACGGTATAGCAGTTGGAACGCTCGTTTTTTACTTACGGTCAATTGTGAAGCAAACACTTGGATTGCTATGTAGCGCCCAAAGCGCCTATGTGCTTCTGTCATGTCTTTCATTCGTTCATCCCCTTCATTAGACTAAGGAAGTTAGTTAGCACCTTCTTCCGCTCTTGTAGTCGCTTATAGATGCTGCGCTCGAAATTAGTCGATACAATATGATGCACCATCGTTTTACCAGCTTTAGAAGATAACCTACGGATACGTGCGTTCGCTTGCTCGTAGGCTTCTAAGCTTGGGTACGGTGCATACCATATTATATTCTTAGATCTAGTAAGATCGAGCCCGTGTGATGCTACTCGCGGGTGAGCTACCAACACCTTTATATTATCACTATTCTGAAATAAGTCAAATATTTCGTTACGCTTCTTCCCGGTTACGCCTCCATGAACTTCTGCAGTGTCATAATTTTCTTTTATGAGCAGATTAACCAGCCGACTTTGCACATTACGAAGCGGAACGAACACAATAGCCTTATCACCTATCTCCTCTAGCAATTCGATAAGAGTATCTACTCTGTTCTTATCATCAAACAGCACATCTTTTTTATCAGAGTCGTAAGCTACCCCGCAGCACACTTGCAGTAGTTTCGAATAGAGCACAGCGGCGTTAGCTGCGCTTATATCGTGCCCGGCTATTTCCGCAGTTGCCTTTAGCTCGTCGTAGGCGTCCTGTTGCTCCTCCGTAAGCTCGCACTCACGATCAACATAGGTAAGCAGCGGCAGGTCTGTGCACTCTTCAAGAGAAAAGCGTATGGACGGCTTAAGCACTTGCTTGCAGATATCGAGCGCATTCTCTCTCGGAATCCATCGGAACGGGCTTACCCGCTGCATTGTTATTTCTTTGAACTGCGTATAGCTTCGCGGCAGCACTGAGCAGCCGAGTAGTGCGGACACCGGCCACACGTCAGGAGGGTTATCTGTTATCGGCGTGCCGGTCATCGCCCAAAGACGAGGGGTATAGTTACGCATAAAGCGGCTGAAAAGCTTAAACCTCCTTGTAGAAGGATTCTTCATCGCGGTAACTTCATCATAAATAACAAGGTCGAAGCGATTGAAGATATCCGGCATCGTCGAGAAGCCGTCGTGATTAATTATGCAGAACTGTGCCTTTTCGTCGAGGATAAGGCGCTCTCGCTTAGCTCGTTGCCCGGTTACGATGTTAAATTTTCTATGTGGAAAGTGCCATATAATCTCTTTACCCCACACCACTTTGAGCGTAGACAGAGGCGCTATTATGAGCACGTTCTTAATAGCCTGTGTACTCAGCAGGTAATCAGCTGCCCATAGTGCAGAAAGCGTTTTACCTGTTCCGGGGGCGTTAAGGCAAACAACACGCGGGTAAGACGTAAAGAAAGCCGCCGTTTCTCGCTGATGCTTCCTCGGAGGAAACCTCCCAGGCCAGTCGTAGTAGTATTCAATGGGGCTAGGTGCTTGCAGTCCCAAGTTCCTAAGAACTCTTACTTCATCGACCCCATGATTGACAGCAACTAGTTGCTTGCCATTGAACTTAAACTCTTTCGCATGTGGGATTGTTTCGAGTATCGCTGGGTTTATAGGCAGTATGAGCTGTTGTCTTTCCTTAGAAATGATCATTAGAGACTACCAAAAAATCTACGAAAGAAGCGAACTTACCGAGGCTAGTCTCGTTTACTACGAAGTACGTACCTTTTGCTTCCATAATTCCAACTTTCTGCCGCTCCTGCCATGCGGATAGCTTATTGCGCCCGAACTTCGTTTCTATTGCAATGAAGCTACCTCGAACGCATGCAATGAAATCTGGTATGCCGTGTACGCCGTAGCCTGTTTGCACCGGCATGTACCACCAGCAATCAGGGGTTCGGTTAAGGATCTTCTTTACTTCGTCCTTAACCCCCGCCTCATTAGTTATGTTCTTCATGGCGATATCTTATTAGTGGTATGCCTAGGTCTGTATTGGCGATTATCTCCAGCCTTTGTTGTACTCGCACTGATTCTTTGCAGGACACCAGTTGCAAGGAAACGGGTGATTAGGACGTGCTGTGAATACACCACAGTCTACCGCGTCCTGCACCTTATCGAATTTTTTCATAAGGCGCTTCCACATGCCCTCTAGGTTATCTCGTATGAAAGTCTGCGGTACGATCTTGTTTGGCTTAAGGAACACCAGACCTGTCGTCACCTCCTGCACTTCTTCGAAGCAGAAGAATACCACCGAAGCGAAGATCTGCATCTGAAGCATATCTTCTTTCACCTTAGCTCCGGTCTTCCAATCGAAAAGCTTTGCTTTGTCTTTGTAAATCACTAGGACATCAGCAATTGCACGGAGCCAAGCGGCGCGGTCAAACCAATCTACCTGCTCTAGATCCTGGTCTATTGCCATTTGATATTCCCAACACTTCTCTCCCGGTTGGCGACGTAGCCTATCGACGAGCC